TAGAGATTGGCTTGCAAGCAATACACCTATGTCACACGCTGACTTTTCCACGCTCACTGACATGGGAGTTATATAAATCATGTCTAAGTATAATCTTATAGGCGTCGGAACCAATGCCAAAACTGTCAAGGGTGACGGTTCGGAATATATCACGGGTATACTCTACCTTATTCCAGAAATAAAACTATGCCCCTTCTCTATCATTGCGGGTTGCCATGAACCTTGCCTAGTATCTGCAGGGCGGGGTGCGTTTAATAGTGTTAAACAGGCAAGGCAACGCAAAACCCAATTGCTATTATCTGATCCCGATGAATTTAGGCGGATGCTACGTGAGGACTTGGCTAAGTTCGCGGCCTATTGCAAGCGGAAAGGCGTGCAACCTGTCATTAGATTAAATGGCACCAGTGATAAAAACTGGTTTGATATTGTTCGGGAGTTTCCCGCTATTCAATTTTATGATTACACCAAGGTATACAACAGGGTGGCAAAAGATATTCCCGATAACTATCACCTTACCTTGTCCTACTCTGAGGCCAACCCAGACTATGCCAGCAAGGTCAAGGCTTTTGCTGACAAGTACCAAGCCAATCTGGCCGTGGTGTTTAGAGATAAAAACAACATACCAGAAACATTCTTAGGCCGTCCCGTGATAAACGGGGATGCTGATGACCTACGATTTCTGGACCCTCAAGGGGTGGTGGTTGCACTCTATGCCAAGGGCAAAGCTAAGAAGGATACAAGCGGTTTTGTAATTGGTTAATTAACCACTTGACAGGGGGAAACACTCTAGACTATATTCCCCCTGTTACTAACATTCAACAAGGGATTAAGACCGTGGAAAAAGAACATACGATAACAGTTTACCGTACTATTCAACAGTCAGTTGAGGTGACAGTGGATAGCTACAGGAAGCTAGACGATAAAGAAGTAAAATGGCTTCTTGTAAAAGCAGAGGATGAAGCTGCCGAGGTCTCTGATTACGATTGGAAGACCGAGGCAGTTGATCAGATGTTTGCACTTGACAACATAACAAGGGATGAAGACCATGGTTAAAGGAATGTATTCTAACCAAACGATTGTAACTGACATACATTTTGAGATAGCCGAGAAGCTACGCGCTGCGCTGGCCCCGGCTATCGCTGAACTGTACGTAAACCCAGATGACGTTGATGCTGAAAGTTGGGCAGTCAATCTTATTGACGATGCTTTTGATACCATCTACGACCTAGCCATGGACGTTGAAAGCAACTATGATCAGAAGTATAATGGGCGGGAGGACTAGACCCATGGAGATGTTAAACTTACAAGACTTTTTCCTTCAACAAGTAGAAGACAGAGCCAAGGCCATGCGTAAACGTGATCGCAAAAGACTAGACAAGATAGAACGCGGGACACCTGCGCGTAATCCCATGGGCAAAGCTCTCTGGAACAAGGGCCACCCCGTTGAAAAGGTTGACACAAAATACAACAGGAAGAAAATAAAAAAAGCTGTTGACATATACCGTGATACTGAAATATAAATCTATTAAACAATCGAGGGACTAAAAAATATGAGTGAAGAAAACAAGGAGAAGGTACTGGTCTATAAGATACTGACCGCCACCACCTTACTGATACCTTTTGACCCTGATAATCCTAACACAGTGGACGCCACAGCTGGCATGATACACACAGCAACGGGCCTCACTGTCCCGCTCAAGTCTTGCCTAGAGGAACTACTCAGCACCGCTGTAAGTTTCGGCGTTGAGTACGATGAGATGACGGGCGTAGGTGCACAGGTCCAAGCTGGACACACCGAGTCCACCGTGGTAGATATCATGGTCAAAGAAAAGAATGACCATTTTATAAAGCAAGTGGTTGACATATCTAATATCAACCCTGTACAAGTATCTAGAACAATTAACTAAGGAAAGAAAACCATGAACGATATTCTTAGCTTCCGCTCTCCCACTGCACAAGTTGCACAGGATCTTTTTACTGAACACAATGAGACAGAGAGAGCACAACGCTTCCTTGCACCTGTTGAGGAACAGCTCCTATGGTATGAGCGTCCCGCGCCTTATCATGCCAGTGCTCTGTACGAGAGCCAGATCACAGAACTGAACAGCCACAAGGTTTTAGTAGATACGTGGACAGGTGCCAGCACAGGCGTTGTAGGTGACAAGTACAAGGTCACGCAGATGCGAGACTTCACAGACGCAACAGAGGCAATGCTGATAAACGCCCTGCCTAATGACAAGTTCAAGGACATGGAGATCAACGATACCATGTCTCACGGGTCAGCTGTCCGGTGCCGTAAGTATACTTTCCCTGCGTTCTCTAAGCCTATTGAGACACGCAAGCACCAAACAGAGGTGGCACTAACTGTTGCCCTCGTCCAGAGCTATGACGGCTCTACCTCTAACGGCTTTGTCACTGGTCTACTAGATTTCTTTTGCACCAACGGCATGATCTCTGGTGACTACACCAAGGGAAACAAACGCCACACCTCTGGGTTTAACCTCACCAACTTTATACTAGACATGGACAAGGTGGTGAAGGATTTCTACAATGATATCCAACGCTATCAAATCTGGGCCGGGACGGATATCCCTGTGATACAGGCAGAGGGTACCATTGAGTCACTCCCGGGCATGAGCGACAGGCTGGCAAAAGGTATTAAAGATCAGTACCTTACTGAGGTGCGTACCCGTGGCTCCAACGTCTGGGCCTTGGCCTCTGCCCTCACCTACTACAGTAGTCATAACTCTGAAGAGTTCCCGATCAAGGGCAGTGCAGCTAATGACAACGTGGCACGCGCTCTCCTTGACAGGTCACGCAAGGTCAATACGTGGCTCCGCTCTTCAGTCTTTCAAAATCTTTTATTAGCAGCTTGACACCTCCACCTAGGCAAGTGTATAAACTGCCTACTGTTTACCACTTAACCTTAACAAGGAGAATACAAGATGATCACCATTCGTCCCGCTAACGCTCCACGTACCGAGTGGGTACGCCGTGCCTCTGACCAGAAGTGGGTCAAGTGGGTGGAGAAACCCATCTCTTTCTTTGCCGCTGGCCCTGTTACACAGGTCAGTCCTGTCTCTAAAACAGGGGAGCTATGGCTACACGATCACTACCAGTGGGTGATTGAGGATGTAAAGGAGAACCGCACATGAGTAAGCCTAAGAAGTACGCCTATCAGAGCAAGGACGAGGTACCTGATAGCCTTTGGTCTTACATGCAGAGCATCGTAGATGTTGAGTATTCTATGAAAGCCATAGAGATAGAGGATATCAATAACTTCCTCAACTTTATAGATGATAGCACTGGCCTACCTGATGAGGAGTTAGATATCCCTGACCCTAGGCAACTTAGGCTAAATCTATAATGATAAGCCTTACCATCATGTCGCCCATGGAACACCTTATTGACAAAGAAGTAAGAGAGCATTACGGTGAGCACAAGGACCCGAGTAGTGCACCGTGGGATCGCCTCTCACCTTGGGCCAAGGCTCAGTGGTGCAAGATATTTTGGAAGGAGAAGCTAGACTAATGGATAAAACAGACGAGTGTTTGAATGACCTGTGCGAATGTGTTGAACTAGAGTGGAGTCCAATTCCCAACCCATGGTGCCCTATTCATGGAGGTGATGACGAATGAACATCTTTTACCTACACCCTGACCCGCTTACAGCAGCGGAGATGCACTGTGATAAGCACTGCGTCAAGATGATACTGGAGACAGCGCAGATGCTGTGCACTGCACACAGAGTGCTTGACGGTGACGAGCAAGCAGACAAGGAGGGCATGTACAAAACTGCCCACCTCAACCACCCCTCTACCAAGTGGGTCAGAGGATCTTTGATGCAGTACGAGTGGGCCTATCACCTGTTCAAGTACCTGTGTCATGAGTACACTGATAGATTTAACAAGGTGCACCTGACTGATTACAAGTTGCGCTCCCTACTGCGTAGACCTCCTGATCTTATGACCAAGATGGCTGAGTGGTCATCCACCTACGCGAACAGGTACACCCCACCTCCACAGTGTATGCCTGACGAGTACAAGGTACCAGATGATGCGGTCAAAGCCTATCGCAACTACTACATAGGGGAGAAGGCTGGCTTTGCCAAGTGGGGGTACACACGTACACCAGACTGGTGGCCTGTCCATTGAGGTTCTTAATAGTAGTACTAGTGCTGCTGCTTTTACCCGGGTGCACTCATGTTGTCATGGGCATCACCGCTGCGTCTGCCGTGCTTGACAGGTTAGAGCAGGAGCGTCTAGAAAAAAAGTTAGATGACTTAAAAAAACAACTTGACAAGGAGAAAAATTGATGGTATTAGCTATGCTACAGGGGGTGACTGATGAAAGATAACAATGATGATTATAGTTATAAGATTAAAGATCATCCCTTGAGAGAAATAGGGTGCTACTTAATATCTCCATTAGGATGGCTTGTCTTTGTTTTCTTATTACTTTTGATCTAAAGGATAAAGAATGTTAGAAGAAACAAATCAAGACGAGGCACTCGTAACCCATCAAGCCTGTCCTTGTGGTAACAGTTCTGATGCCTTTGCACTGTACCCTGATGGACATGGGTTCTGTTTCTCTCACGCTTGTAAGAATGAGAAGAAAAGATTCTCTCAACAAGAACTACCAGAGGAGTTACAAAGTATGTTAGATCAGTACGGAGTTACTGAGAAAGAAGAACAAGAAGAAAGTACAGAAGAATTATTTTCTTCTGTCTCTCTTAGTAAAGGAACCTTTGAAGATATTAAGAAAAGAAAGATTGCAAAAGAAACTTGCAAGCTCTTCAATGTCACGCTCAACATACGTGATGGAGCAGAGGCTAACCACTACTACCCCTACTACAACGAGGCAGGAGAACACATTGCCAACAAGGTCAGAGGGCGGGGCAAGTCCTTCATCTGGGAGGGCAGCGGCAAGACAGCTATGCTCTTTGGTCAACAGGTCTTTGGGTCTTCCACTGCCAAGGCAGTCACGCTGGTAGAGGGTGAGCTAGATGCACTCTCCACCTACCAACTGCTAGGCTCTCGCTATCCTGTTGTCTCTGTCAAGAACGGGGCTGGCAATGCACTCAAGGACTGCAAGACTAACTATAATTTTCTCAACTCTTTCAAAGAGATAGTCATCTGCTTTGACAGAGACGAGAGCGGGACGCAAGCTGCCAACCAGATATCAAAGCTGTTCCCTAACAAGAGCAAGATCGTAACGCTGGACGAGGGCAAGGACCCTTCAGACTACTTGGTGGAAAATCGTTCTGCTGATTTTACCCGGAGGTGGTTTGCAGCAGAGCGTTACACCCCTGCCAACATCGTCAGAGGTGAGGACCTGCTAGAAAGATTACTCAGCCAACCCACACCGGACAGCTTGACGCTGCCATGGGACGGCCTACAAGATCTCACCTACGGAGTACGCAAGGGAGAAATGTGGACCATCACCTCTGGCTCTGGCATGGGTAAGACACAGGTACTCAGGGAACTGAGCTACCACATACAACAGCACACCGAGGACAACATAGGACTACTCTTCCTAGAGGAACCGTTAGAGGATGCGGCCCGGGGAATGATGAGCCTCTACGCTGGTAAGCCGCTGCACCTACCCACCACAGACTACACTCAGGATGAATGGGACGATGCATTTCAAGAGACACTAGGCACAGGTCGGTATGTATTCTTTGACTCCTTTGGATCAAACAACATTGATACCATTGTGGACACCATCAAGTACATGCGCTATGCCTGTGACTGTAGGTATATTTTTCTAGATCATATCTCCATCTTGGTCAGTGACCAGAGCGCAGGTGATGAGCGCAAGGCACTGGACGAGATCGCAACCAAGCTCAAGACCTTGACCATTGAGCTAGACATATGGCTAGGCATGGTCTCTCACTCCAAGCGCCCCGCTGGTAAGCCGCATGAGGAGGGAGGACAGACCTCACTCTCTGAACTGCGCGGCACCGCTGGCATAGGTCAGCTAAGTAACATGGTGCTGGGGCTGGAGAGGAACGGGCAGGACCCTGACCTGTACCGGAGGAACGTCACGCTGATACGGGTACTAAAGAACCGTTTCTCTGGACTGACTGGCCCTGCCTGTTACCTGCACTATGACCGTGGCACAGGACGCTTGACACAGGTGGATGATCCTGATACAGATACAGAGGTTGAAGATGCAGAGACAGAAGCAGAGGATTTTGACGAGGTACTGTGATGAAGAGACTGTTCCTAGACATAGAGACAGATGGGTTTAACCCCTCCCGCATATGGTGTGTGGGTACAGCACTGATAGAGGAGAACAAGGATGGCACTCAAACTGAAACCCATAGACTTTTCCAAGAGGGAGAAAGAGATAGCTTTGCAGACTATGCAGCACAAGCGGATAAAGTTATTGGCCACTATGCTATTCATTTTGACTTTCGTATACTTAATCTTCTTTGGAATATTCATTTTGACCCGGCTCAACTGCTCGACACAATGGTACTCTCCCAACTTGCCAACCCAGTCAGGGACGGTGGCCATTCCATTGAGGCATGGGGAAGGCGTTTTAACTACCCTAAAATAGACATTGATCCTGAGAAGTTTTATCAAGGGTACTCTGAGGAGATGGGCGAGTACTGTATGCAGGACACCAGAATATGCGCCAAGATATACAAGCAGGTAAAGAAGGAACTTGCCAGCTTTTCTCCGGGGTGTATTCAATTGGAGCACCGTGTCCGGTCCATCCTATCTGAGCAGGAACTGACAGGCTTTAAGCTAGATGAAGAGAATGCCTG